CTTGTACACCTTGCACACCTTGTACGCCCTGAGCGCCTTGTGTACCTGTTGTACCTTGAACACCGCGAGAACCCGCCGCACTAACTACAATCTGCGGCAATACAGGCGTTACAACAATATTGTCTGCCATTAGCGAGATACCTCAGCATCTACTTGCACAATTCCGCGACCTAAATAAATTGCTTCACCGTTTGATGGTGTGCATTTTAAATCCCACTCATACTTGCCCGGTGGTGTTGTGATGCCTGTATTAACTTGTACTTGCGGCATTGTTGTGCCGTTAAATGTAAGTCCGTTGCCTACTGTTAGTGAAAGAACTGTTGTACGTGCGAGCGCTGACGTGCGAAACTGCAAGATAGGTGTGTATCCAGCCAATGAAATAGCCGCACCGTTTGCATCCTGATATGAAAAGTTAATAGCCCATTCTTGGTTTTGGCGAACAGTAATGTTAAGTGGGTCAGGTGTCTGACTGATTGACTGTGCTGGCATTAGGTTCTCCTATAGGCGTGTTACATCTAGGGCATACGCGTGTTTGTTTTGGTGCTGGCATTTTGCACTTCGGGCAGAATACAGCAAGCGATGATAAGAAGTTAATAGTTGCCGAACCTTCGCTAAGTTCGGTAAGCGCCCACACTAATGCATCCATACGGTCAGGCGATTGTTTACTTATGCCCGGTTCGTACTCACACATTTCATCTTCAAGTTCTGTAAAATAACCTACGTGATGTACGCGGCCTTGTTCATACATTGCCGCAATCGGTTCAGCGCGTAATTGCTTACCGCGTGTAGCCGTGACCTTCTTCGTTGATACAGATGGCTTTACTTGTTGCAATAGGTGAATAACTAAATCGCCACCATTGTTTGTTTCTGCAACGATTCTATCAGCCTTGTACTTTTCATAAACTCTAACCGCTTCAGTAGCCCATTCTTGCGGGCTTGCTTTAAGCGTTACATCGTCAATCACGTAATAATGACCATCGGCTGTCATACCTGCAACAACAATACCTGTGCTATCTGAATCGTCGTTATTAGTTACAGCGGGGTCTACACCAACAACAACACGTGTAAGTGTTGGATGTTCTTCCACGCGAGCGCTGTCAATAATTGTGCGCCGCCATAGCGCTCCGGGGTTGTCATCTAATATTGCGCCGTATAGTTCTTGCTGGCCTAACCGTGTGCCGCCATATTTGGCTTGCAGTTCAAGTAGCGCCGTCTTAGATAAGTTATCTGCATTATCAAATGTTGAACCGCGTGTAACTTCAGTTGTGTCACGCTTAATTAGCGATTTAATAAGTTTGGTCGGTCTAGGTGTAGTAGTGATTACTGTTTGTGGATGCTCACCTAAACGTAGACCGAATTGTAATTGATTCCATGTATCTTCATATTGCCATGCGGCAAGTTCGTCAGTCCATGCGTAATGAAACTGCGGGCCACGTAATGAATCGGGTGCATCGGCAGAAAAGGTTTGAATGATAGAACCGTTTTTAAGTTCAATAATGCCGCTTGCCTTATTCCAATTTTCTACAGCATCGTATTCATTAAGAATGTTAAGGATGCCTGATACGCCTTCAACGCATACTTGCCTTACATCTTGAAAAGTACGTGCAACAATTGCGCAACGAATACCATCATTAAGTATTGCCTTCGCCGCTAACCATTCAGCGCCTAACCTAGTCTTACCAAATCCACGGCCAGCCATGACCATCCATGAGTGCCATTCACCTTCAGGCGGTAGTTGATTCTTCCGCGCTATCCCCAATTCGGGATGATTCCACTTCCAATACCTGAGTGCGACCAATTCGGGATTCAAAGTCTTGTTTGTATCGTTCAATTGCTTCGCCTACGCTCTCACCATTCCATACCGCTTCGACTCTTTGCGTAGCGTTGCCTTCTAACAGTTCAATCAATTTAGTTAAATCTACTAAGGCTGTTGCGGCTTCTTTTGCTTTAAGGTCAGGGATGATTTGTTCAAACTGCACCATAGTTGCATTGCGTAACACCTTGAGATTCGCAATAAAATCTTCACGCTTTTCCTCTAATAAAGTATTTGAAGTTTCAACTACATCGCTTACGGTTTCGCAAGTTTTTGCGATTTCGGCTTCTTCAGCCCATTTGCGTAAGGTTGATTCAGGCATCCCTAATTGGTTAGCGGTCTGTAAAACATTCCCGCTGTTAAGTTCTATAGCCAATAACGCTTCAGCACGTGTTTGCTCGCTGTAAGCCATTATTCTTTTTCCTTCATGGCAATACGGGCATCAAGTAAGTCATTGATGGATTCAAGATAAAAACTGCGCTGTTGATGTGTGAGCCTATTGCCATAACGGTCTTGTAGTTTCAGGCGCAAATAACCCAATGCTTCGTCAATTTCATTCACCGTTAAATCGGCTTTGACTACCTGCATTGTTGCGTACCTGTTCTGCTCCCCACCATAGACCTATTCCAAGATACTGCGTAGATTATCATGTAATTACTTAGCATGTCGGGATTCATGTGCGTGTTGTAATCCATCAATGTCAAAATATCTTACGCCATCAATTAATTTAGATTTAACGGTGTAATGCTTTATCCATCGGTAGATAGTAGGCCGCGACACCTTGAATATCTTCATGGCTTCATCAATGGTCAGCATCAAGCATCTTGCCTAATAAACGCCATTTCTCAGATGGCCATACAGCGCCACATCCTTTACATCTAATGTCGCCAAATGATGTAAGGGTTGTTGGATTAATCTGCAACTTAGCGCCACATTCCTGCCCTGCATCATCAAGGCTAGGGCATGTACCGATAGTCATTAAGTCAGATTTAAAACCTAAGACCGCATTAATGCTTTTACTAATATCATTGATTGTTTTGGCTAATTCAGGTGCTTCACCGTAATGTTCAAATATCCATTGACCCTGCGCCGTAAGATATTTACAGGTGATTGCTATGCGGTTAAATTCTTCCCCGCGAAATGTAATGCGTGTATGCCGTTGTTCAACTCTTACACTTGCCTCATGCTCCATCAAGGGTTTGCTAATTCCCCCTGTGCGAAGGTGAAGTGTTTCTAACCTTACGGGAATCGGTGGGGTTTTTGACCCACCAACTTTTTCACTTCTTCCCTGTGAAGGTATGAGTTCCTTAGATAGTTCGTTGTATCTGTCAGGAAAGCCCTTGAGTTTATCTAGGGCATAATCCCAACAGTTACTACACAATGAACGCTCCGTAGGTTTACGGCATAACGCGCATTTCATTTATTCTGCGTCTGTTTTCTTTCGCTTATCCCGTTTGGCTTTGTAAGCCTCTACCTGTTCACGGTCATAGAAAACGTTTTTACCTTTTTTTTCAACCCATTTAATTTGTCCGCGAAATTGAATCTGATTGAGATTATTAATCTTAACCCCTAGAAATTTGCAAACTTCAGTTGTAGTCATTAGAACGGCCATGAATCGTCTCCCTGTGTTTGTGTAGGTGTTGCCTTACGCTTTGCGCTAATTACCTGTGCAATGGTTTTGGCACGTACTTCAAAACCTTGCTTAACATTGCCATCGCGCCCTGTATATTCAAATTGCTTTAGGTCGCCTTTGACAATTAACTTAACACCTTTTAGCGGTACATCTGCAAGTGATTCAGCAAGTTCGCCGGATGCGCTTACTTTCCACCATACAGTTTCGCCTGTTACCCATTCACCGTTTTTATATTCTCGCAATGATTCGGCTAATGAAATATTTGCAATCGCAAATTCACCCTTAGCGCCTTTAATAAACTTTAATTCAGCGTCGCCGCCAGCATTACCAATTACTTCTATCTGTGCCATGTGAGCCTTCTTCCATTGTGATGTAACTGCCTTCGTTGTCCAACCTTACTATATTTCCGTCGGGCATGTGTAAGGGAAACACCGACGGCTCAGCCCATGAAGGCACAATCCAGCCGTTTTCAATTGACCGCTTAGGGTTGAGATGGATTGAGTCGGTTCCTAGATTGTGGCATTTATGGTGAACGGCTATCAAGTTGCAGGGTTCGTCTTTACCGCCTTGTGACTTGAGTTTGCGGTGATGAAGCGCAAAGTTATCCCCACCACTTCCACACACCTCACAATGATTATTGGCTCTTTCTAAAACTATATCCACAATTGCCTGTTTCATGTTGTGGATACCATAAACTTGATTTCTCCACCTGTAAAGGCATCGTATTTAGATGCAATCTTAAGCGCCATGCGAATGTAATTTTTAGCCTTTGTAATCGTTTCGGCATCGCCAGCCTTGAGTGCTTCAAGCGCTCCTAATGCAAAACGTTCGCCTGACCCCGCTACATAAATATTGCTGTCACTTCGTTCCCATGAATAATCTGAGTCAATGCGGTAAATGTTGCCTTTAATACAAACCAACCAAATGTTGTCATTTTCAACCGATGCGCCATCTTGCTTAAATTCATAATCAGCCGCGTCAAAACATTTGCGAATAGATGGAATCAAAATGCTTGTAAGGTATTTATCAATATTATCAATCTTGATTAACGGCGCTACCCACACATGCTCAAGTAAATTAATGCCGCGAACTTGCCCCGCTCCCGCAAGAATAATTTCACCATTGCGAAATATCTTACCCGTGGGGATATTAATGGCAAATCCTGATTCATCCGATGATTGTGAATCACCGCCAATAACCGCCCACCCATCGCCCTGAATAGCGGCAAGTGTTGTCATGGCGTAAGAATAGCAAGCGGATACGCAAAAACCCGTTAGAGAGGCAAATAACTAACGGGTCTTTGCTACCTGAGTCTCCGCAACTCAAGTTTTATCGGGGGGAAACGGCCCCCTGACAAACCTTATGCTTCCATTCTTTCAATAAATTGTTTTGCATTTTTTAATGTATCTTCCCATGTTAAGTGTTCAGGAAACAACACTCCTTTTCTTACAAGCCATGCGCCATCTAATTTTTCAATTGACCATCTGCCGTAACGGTAAGAACCTGCATCAATTTTTAAAAGTTTCATTATGCACCCGCCTTTAATTTTGGTTTAACTTCGTAAATGTTATTACCTAAATAATGCAAATCGCAATTAACTGATTGAGCATATCGCCTGTAATACCTTCTCAAAAATTTTTCTTGGCGTGGCCCCACAAATTCATCAACCCAATTTTCAAACGGGCATCCTTCTTGCGCTTTGATAACTAAACGAACTTTGTCATTGGTAGCAATCATTATGCACCTGCCTTATGTGATTTAAATTCTAATTTAATAGAATCTTTAATATTTGTAATGCCGCCACGCAAAACTGTTGTGTTTCTAAATTCGCTCCATGAACCACATGAGCAAGTTGCGCCGATTCCGTAAGTACCTTTTTTATGTAAGATTGTAAGTTTATGTACCATGATTACGCCACATCCAAGAAACTCATTGTGTTCCAAGAAATTGTTGCAGGTTGTTTGTGTGAATTAATCAAACGTGTAAGGGTGGAATTCATTTTGCCAAATGCGTGATTATCGCAATCAGATTCAATGTAAGTAAGAATTACTGTGATTGAGAAACGGTCTGAAAAAAGATTTACAGTTGTTTCAAATTCAAGATTCTTACGAACTGTTGCAACTTTCTTTTCGATTGCAATGAATTGTTTACGTGTTACATCATCTGCAAATGAAAATTCAACCATTACCGCTGAAGTTTTTGCTGTAGTCATTTTTTGCCTCTTTCGTTTGTATAAGGCCGTTTACCTTATGGCATAAGTATACCCACACACCGTAAGGTATTGCAACCCCAAATGCGTGTGTTTTGAGTCACATTTTTTTAATAGGAATAATGCCGCTTCCAATGCTCCCACGCGTGGCAGGGGGTCGAATATCGGGTTTTGACATAAACCAATCCCCTAGAAACCTGCTCAGGAACGCTTGTACGGGGATTTAAGCCTAGTATCTGAGGAATCCCACCTGCGTATACCTTTACCCATTTACCGCCCTTGTAGACCCTCACAGGGGTCTTATTTAGGGCATTAGGATTCCACGCGGATTCTTTACCCCACATGGTTGAAAGGCAGACCCATTGAACCTTGCCCCACCCCATAGCGGTCATTTGAATCTTAGCGTGGTATTTCGCCGCCTCAGCCGTTCGAAGGTCTTGCATCTTCGGGCTTTGAGCCATTGCGGGTGTTGCAACAACAATGCTTACGGCAATTGCCGCTACTGTGAAGCATCGTTGCAAAAACTTCAGGCTACGCCTTTGCTCGATTCGCTCGCGCCATCATCGGTTGCCCCCAATAGTTAGATTCAGCATTGCTGTTTCTCCTTTCGGTTTCGTGCATCTAGTTTACTACACACGTTACAAGCCGTAAGCGGAAGCGACACCCATTGGCCGCAACCTTTACACCTTACAACGTTTTCCATATTTTATTAATTTCTTCGTGCAATTCGTCAATAGTGCCATTGTTTGAAATGTAATGGTCAAAATTCCAACTGTCCATATCTGATTCCGAACGGTGCGCGTTAATAGGTGCATCTTTTTCAATTCGACTTATGCGCCAAACCTGACCCATACGCCATTTAATTTCTTCGGCTTCATTCTTAAACCTTACATCGCTAATAACAATGTTATCTGTTTTCTTCGTATTACTTAAAGTAAGTTCAATCCAAATTTGCGGGTCAATCAAATCGCGACCAATTTCGCTTCCCATTGTTTGAAGCAATCTGCGAACTTCGGGAAGTGTCTTAGCAATCTCCCACCCTTCCAAATCTACAAGGTGCGCCAATCGCATACCGTCATAAGTCACTATGGGATTAAGTCGGTAACAAGCAACACGGATAATGTCCGCAAATGCAATGCGTGAGTACCCATAGTTTTCTACAAGGATTTTGGCAACTGTATCTTTACCGCTTTGTGCGTAACCGCTTAATCCAATAATCACTTACATCTCCAACAATAGTAGGGTGTTCTTACATCCGTCTTAAGAACTATAAATTCTTTATTGCAATGAAAACATTGAACCCATATTTCATTTTCTTCCATCAGAATTCAACTCCCAAATACCAAAAACCCAAATCAATTTGTACGCCGTATTTAGAAATATCAAATCCAATGCCAAATCCAGCCTTACGCCCACGCGCATACCAATAGCGGCCTATTTTCTTTTCCATGTTTTACCCTCCCGTCTTATAGAATCCCGGCCCGTTAAAAATAACTCCAACAGGGCTATAAACTTTGACCATTGTGCCTTTGCACTTTTCATCAAAACAATCGTGTGAACCTTCATCATGGAATCCATGCGCTATTACTTCGTGCGCCCCACATACTTCACATTTGTAATCGTAACGTGGCATTTAAAATAACTTCCAATCTGTAGGCGCGACTATCCAAACCGTACAATCATTGCCGCTTTCATTCTTGCGGGTCTTTCCTGAATCTTCAATAAACTTATCAATTACAAGCCCACGCCGCCCCGCGCTAATGCTCTGATGCTTGCCGTTTAACAATCGTTCAATTTCAAAATCTGCTAATCCGCCGTGATTGGCTATGGCTTGATAAATTGCCTTACGCATTGTTCCCGTTTTAGGCAAAACTTTTTCCGCGGCTTTGCGGCTTGTGTTGCCGGCACTATTGGCTACATACACAATGTTGTCATTAATCTTCGCCATTGATAACCCCAATCGCTACCTTTGCGCAAATGTCTTGCACCGTAAGCAATGAGTTCTCTAGCCCATTCTTCATAATTTGCTTACGGTTATGGGTCAAATCAATTACGCAAATATCATCGTAGATGCGCTGACGAATCTGCGCTTCAAGAATCTTCACCATTGCTTTAACGGCTTCTTGGCCTTCAGGGGTATCAAGATGTAATTGATTATTCTTGATGCTCCAATGTTGCCCGCTACAAATAAGTTTCATCGCTTGCCGCCTTCTCTAGTTTGAATAACCCATATAAAAATACGGCTGTAAGTATAGGTGCGCCTATAACAATTATCGCGATTGTCATTCGTTTTCCTTTTCTTTTTGCATTTGGTTGTAAAGTTTTGCCGCTTCACGTAAAGACAATAAGTAAGGTGATGCCTGAATTCTTGATTCATGCATTGCATCGCGGCGCGCTTTCTGTGCATCCGCCATTATTTGCCAACCCATAGGGTCTTTGTTCTCGCTCATAGAAATGCCTCCCAACAATCTGTGCAAGTAACTTTATCTTCTTTTGTGTAACTCTTACTAAATAATTTTGTACCGCAAATCTGACATTCCAGTTCCATAATTATTTGCCACCATTTGTAAGGATGATTGCTTGCTTTGTTACATTCCAACGACCTTGTGCTTCGCCAATTGTGTAAGAGATGCCAGCATTGTTGAGGTATGAAATCAATTGCAATGTAATTTCCAATTGACGGTCATTGTGATAACCATTTGAATCCCAATGAAAAGCGTTATCTGTGAAACGAAATCCGCGACCATGATATTCATTAAGGCCCACGTACCAAATTCCTAAACCAGCCTTTGTAAGAATTGCTTTTGCTGTTAGGTGTGAAATCTTTGTTGTTGTTGCTGTTGTCATTTTTTTGCCTCTCGTTATATGAAGGCCGTTTACCTTCATGCCTTAACTATAGCGGATACCTTACGGTATGCAACATTTATGGGTGTGTTTTAGGTAACATTTTCATAACGATTCAAAACCCCCCGTGAGCGTGATTTTGACCCCCGGCGGCCCATATTCCTTGCTGGCAATTATGTGAGTTACCTGAGAATCGTCTGCGTAGGCCACCCCTGTAAGCGCGTCTAGG